ATTGATAAAGTAAACACCCTGTAAACCACCGATGCTTTCTTTACATACTTCGTTTCTTCCAAGAGTTAATGAACAAGGCATATATTAATTTTTTAGTTTTGTTATTAAAAAAGGTGGGTGTTGAGACCCACCCTTTAATTAGTTTTTATTAGTAAGCTCCGTAGTATACGATGTCTTGACCGATACCGAATTGAGTACCACCTGTGTATCTCATTACAATTCTGTAATTTTGAGAACCATCAATGTTAGCCATATCGATAACTTTTACTTCGTTGTAATCAGATAATAAACCTGTACCGAAGAATAAGTTTGATTTTTGTGCTGCTACAATTTTAGAAGAAGCCATACCAGGACACCATACGATTTCAATACCATTGAAGTTGAAAGGTTTTTCACCTACGTTCATTTGGTTGTTCCATCCGTTAGCACCGATTGCTCCACCTGCTAATGCTTGTTGGTATGCTTTAGCTACGTCAGTAGATACATACAATAATACATCAGGCTTTCCGTAAACTGTATCAGGAATAGTGTTTACAACTGAATTTAATTTGTCTAACACGTTTGCAGAAGTTACACTACCAGAGATGATAGTTGAACCACTTAATGCTGCTTTAACTGCACCTGCACCACCTGCTGCGATTGAAGCAGAGAATGCTGTTTGGAATCCACCGAATTGACCATTAGTTGCAGTTGAACCTTGCCAGATTGAAGTTTCAGTTGCTTCTGCTACTTTACCACCTACATAAGAGATTAAGAAATCGTTGAAGTTCTTTGGAATTTCATCGAATGCAGAGAAACCTAATTGTAAAGCTTCCCATGAATCTACGAATTCTTGCTTACATAATAGTAAGTTAACTTGTAATTCTTTTGGAGTTAATACTTGCTCAGAAATAGCAACGCTACCTGAAGTTGTGAAATCACATGAAGCATCTTGTACGATACCACTCACGTCTAATTTTTGGATAACACTTTTGTATTTTACGTTAGGCATTACTGTCACTAACTTCTTATCCAAAGTGTTTGCACTTAACAACGCTGCTGCGATGTAACCAGATGCTGCCTCACCTGCGTAGGTAGTGGTAACAGTTGGTAATGCGAAATTTTGTTTTGCTTTCATTTTTTTAATTTAAATGAGTTTGTAATAATTTTATTTATAAAGTTTAGATAAGAAAGAAGATTGTGCATCTTTTGATTTCTTACCATAATTTTTTCTGTTTAATTCAGCTGATAATTTAGTAGCTTCGTCAATTGGAGCACCATCTAATTTTGGTAACTCTTCTTCTGCCATAGCAACTTCTTCATCAACTTCTTCATCTACTGGTGGCATCATAGTCTCTTCCATTTTCATCATCTTCTTTTCCATCTCTTCAATTCTGTAAGCCATTTTCTCCATCATCTTTTTTAATTCGATTTCGATTTCTGGTTTCTCATCTTCAGGCTTTAATTCAGCATCTTCACTTTCAGGTAATTTTTCTACCTCTTCTGTTTGTTCTGCTGCTTTCAAAGTTCCTGATTTAATTTCACCTGGAACATCTGGCATCTTGTCATCTTCGGTATAAGTTCCTTCTTGCGGGATATCTTTTACTTTTTCATCAGCCATTTCTACATTCTCTCTCTCAACGATTTTACCATCTTCGGTTTTTACTTTGATTAAGTTTTCGTTACCTTCTTCGTCTTTCAACATTAAATCGTGAAATCCGTTTGGCGCTGGAGATTTAGTTCCATCTTCTGAAACTACAAATAGGTCTTCGCCTACATCGAATGTTGCAGATTCAACAATTGTTCCGTCTGCTAATTTTGCATAAGTTAATTCAACTTCTTCTGCTGATAAAAACTCAACAATTTTATTAAGTACTTTTTTTGCGTTCATATATTTTAGTTTATATTGTAATAACAATGATTTTTTAATTTATAGTTATTTTTGTTTATATTATTAGTGTCCATGCACCATTATAGAAATATAATTCATTAGAAGCTGATACTGCTAACATACCTATCGTTCCTGCAGGTAATGGGTCTAATGGAGCTAATTGCATTGTTTGTGTAATAGATACTGCTCCTGTCACTGCCGTAGAACCACTTACATTAAATGTACCTTCAACGAATGTGTTACTACCAGAGTCAATTAAGAAACCAGTCTTTCTATTTGCATATGCTGTACCGGTACCTACTGCAAAAATAGTTTCAGCAGTCTTTGCTCTGTTTCCGTCAACTGCGTTGTATCTACCTGAAATTACACTACCATACGTTGCATTGGTTGCTGGTGAAGCAAGTGATGTTGTTCCTGTTGATGTACCCGATACAATCAAACCATTACCCATTAAACATACTGCAAGCATTGATGTATTGTCACCAGTACCTTCCAAAGATGCAGTTATATAAGTTCCTGCAAAAAGGTTAGCCGTTGCAGCTCTATATATTGTGTTTGATGTATTAGTTCCTCCGTATTCTATTCTATGATTTACACCATATACAGTATTAATATTTGCTGCTACATTTCTAAATTGTATACCTGCACCACTTGCAGTTATGTAGTTATTATTAATTGTAATACCACCATTTTGTATATTAGAGTTGTATGAAAGAGAAGATGAGTTATTGTTTAAGTTAACAGTTGCACCAAATATTAAATTTGAGTTTACCAAAGGTGCAGTAGTTAATGTTGTACTATTTGCACTTACGTTAAGTATACCACCAAAAAATCCATTACCAACATATGAAAAACCAGAAACCATCTTATCATTAGCTGACGTAGTATTACCTATGTTTACCGTAGATGATACTTGTACGTTATCAGTCAAATTCCATGAAGATGAACTTACAGGCCCTCTCAATATAACTGGGAAGTTACCAATATTTCTATTCATGTTAACAGTAAACTGCATTGATGAACTTACTTGTGGTATTACATTTGAAGTATATATGTTATTTGACCCACCAATTAATCTCTTAAATCCGGCAGTTGGTGCTGTTGGATTTGTAAATATATTCCCACTTCCACTTATAATAGTGTCAGCTGTATTATTATTATCTTTGAATATTAAGTTTACAAAAGTACCAGCAGATGATGTCAAATGTGTAGATGCAGATGTGAATGTCTTTGCAACTAACATTAAACTACCAGATACATCCGATAAAGTCACAGAGTTTCCTGCTGCATCAATAAGGATTTGGTCACCTGTAAATACATTCGAACCGGTTGTTGCGAAACTACCTGTGTTTATTACACTTCCAAATGATGACGTAGCTACTAAACTAGTTTTACCTAAATTATTACCTACCCATGCATAACCTTCTTGTAAAGATGCAGTGAATGTTGAATTTACATTTAAGTTTGAATCAACATACATTCTATTAAAGAATGAGTTACCCCATACACCACCTTGATTTTCAATTAACCATATTTGTTGTTCTACTCCACTACCAGTAACTCTAAAATCAAAGTTTTGTCCATTTGATGCACCACCTAATCTTAATTTTTGTGCAGTATCATTTGATGAGTAAAATCCAGCAGACGCAGTTACTATTTGGTCACCATAAAATATATTGCTACCTGTTGTTGCAAATGTTCCGTTTAATAATTGTTGAGATGCGGTATAAGATTGTAAAGAAGCAGTTACATTTTCTAATGTAGTATTCTTTGTATCTTGTGATTGAGTAAATGCGTTCAATGAAGTTAAGTCAATTGGTGTTCCAAAAGAAGAAGTAGGAGTTGCAACGGGTGTTGCATTTACATTACCTACCCAAGTATATCCTTCTTGTATATTTGGTAATTCAGTTCCCAATTGGTTCATTACTAAACCTTCACCATTAATGCCTTGCTTTGTTACAACACCTAATATTTGAACTTGTGTTGTACTACCTGTTGGTCTTGTTGAAGTCCATCCACCTAATGCACCTAAATAAATTAATGTACCTGGTGTATATGCTGATGTGTCAGGACCTTTTATTTCACCACTTACAATACCCTTACCAGTTGCTGATGCAGCTAATGTCGCATCACCTGCGATAAGTGTTGCAGGAAATCTTAAAGGATTACCCGCTTGTGCAATATAAACATCTGCGTTATCGCCAGTTGCTCCACTAACAAATAGAGGAGTTCCTAAAACGATAGAACTGGTTTCTCTATTTCTGATGTTTTGATAAAGTGTCTTAACATATTGTAAAGATAAATTACCAGCACCATCACTTTGAATAAATGATAATTCACCATTGTCAGTTGTAGGATAAATTAAACCATTATTATAGAATGAGCCAGTTACACCTAAACTACCTGATACTTTTGTTTGTCCGTTTAAGGTTTGAACATCAGTTATACTATCACCGAATATGTTAGAACCGCTAGAATAAATTACGCTAGAAGTTTCATAAGTTGTTTGAACATATGTAAACGATGCAGATACTGCGGTAATGTTTGTGAATGTTTGATTTGCTGTAAAGTTATTGTCAACATTCGTTCTTGCAAATGAAGCAGTTTCACTTTCAGTAATCCAACTACCAGATTGTCCACCTATGTTTGTTAATTGTTGTTGTAAAGATGCAGTTACACTTGCTAATGTAGAATTCTTTGTATCTTGTGAAGCAGTGAATTGATTTAATGATGTCAATGGAGTTGTTATGTAACTACCAGTTGCTGCAATTAAATTATTAATTTGTGATTGTTGAGATGCACTTGATGCATTCAACGATGCAGTTACATTTGCAAGAGTACTATTCTTTGTATCTTGTGAAGCAGTGAATGCATTCAATGCAGTAATGTCAGTTGTTGCTCCACCACTACCTGTGTTAACAGTTATGGCAAATGTTGTATTATTACCTTTTGTAAAAGTAATTGTATTTAAATTTACACTTGCAGTTACTAAAAACGAACCACTCTCACTCTCTGTAATCCAACTACCACTTTGTGCAGTTATATTATCCCATTTCGTATCGTTAGATGCAGTATATGAATTGAATGAAGCAGAATTTAATTTAGTTCCATCTTGCTCAATGTTAATAGAAGCAATTGCTCCATTTACATTTGGTACAATACTTGCTGATACTAATCCGTAGAAATGTAATCTTGTCGAAGTTCCTTGCACAACACCATTATCTGCAATCTGATTTACTGATGAAGTGAATAATTCTAAATTTAGTGTTTCGCTTTCTAATGCATCTAATCTTGCATCAGCAGATTGTGTAAATACATTAACACCTGAATTGATTACCAATTGAGATGCAGTAAATTGATTTAAAGCAGTAAATGATGGTTGTTGAGAAGAAGTGAATGTGTTTAAAGCATTAATACTTCTATTCCAACTTGCACTATCTACATTGTACCCAATCTCATCAACCAAAGAGTCAATCATATCAACATTAAATGCTCTTAAATCGGATGGAGTAATTGCACCCGCGTTATTGTTTGGGAATGAAGTATTGTTGGAAACCTGTAATGCTTGTTTGGTTATTTCAGCCATGTTATTTAATTATTTTATTAGTCTAATATTATGTCGAAACCATCACTATAACCATCCGAAAAAGCACCACCACCAGTTCTATTAGGAGATTGTGTTTGCCCTATTCCTTGATTCATAAGAAAACCCTTACAACATTTTACATCGTAAGTGTTACTTTCTAAACAAAGACATCCTTGTCTACTATTTTTAGGTGATGACAATCCTTTGGTTGGCCCAATATAAATGCCGCTATTATTCTCTCTATTGACAGAATACCTCAAATTTCCATTTCTACTATTGCTCCATTTTCCAGACATTGGTATCGTTTAATATAATAACAATGAATTAAGAATAAATCGTTATGACCCTTGCTGTTTTTTAAGTGCCTCTCTATGTAATAAGTTTTTAAGAGTAGTTTCGTCTGATTTGTATGCAAGATATAGTAGACACTTCTCTAATGCCTGCTCCGTTACCCAATCTATCCTACCATATTGTCCGTCTGCAAGTTCAATAAGTGTTTGGTAATTTCCCCACTTTTTTCCAAAATTGATTTGATGTTGGGTGGCATCCCCTCCACCTTCAAATACTTCAGGGTACCGCTCAACAAGTCCGTTAACAAATTTACAAAAAAAAACAATGAACCGAAGTGTATATCCATTGGAACTTGTAAAAATAACTTATCATCTATCTCACCTTTGTATGCTTCAATAGAATACATATCTCCTTTCTTATCTGTAACAGGTCTGTATAGTATTGACATTATCTTTGGCCAGTTATCATCAATAGTTAATTGTCCAAACTTACTGATATCAACATATGCACCATAAGACATTTGTGATAAATTTGGTTCGAACCCGTATTCCTTATCTCCAATCTTAATAATCTTTTGTAGAGGATATTCAGTATTAGTAATGAATCCTTCTAATGTCATACGCACTGTATTATAATCTTCTATTGAAAGAGATTTAATATACTCTGCATCTAATCCACATAAGTGAGATAACATCAAAGCAGTTTGTGCTTCTTCATCATCTCCATAGTTCTTCATGTCCTTTTGCAGTGTTAGATACTTCTTTAAACTTACACCACTCCAATCAGTTGGAATAGTTAGTGTTATTTCCTTGACCATATAATAATTTTATTATGTTACTTAATTTTCTGTTCTTTGCTTCTTCGTTTTCTAATTTTGCATTCATCATAATCAACTGAGCATTCTTATCGTCTACTTCTTGCTGTAATGACTTTGCGTATAGTATCAACTCTTTTATTTCTTCTTCATTCCATGTCTGCATACTAATATCTTAAATTTCCTATTGTGATTGCATATGTACCTTTTGCCTGTGCTTTCTGTGATAAAGACATCATACATCCGTATCTTGCTGCGTCAATAGCATGGTCTAATCCACCTTCTGGTCTATCCGTCACATATCCATGCTTATCCGTTTCGTATTGGTAAGCATACATCTCATTGATTAAGTTTTGGCTAGACTTTAATATCTTAATCTTATAGTTCTTCATTACCTGAATACCAAAGTTAATACTATCTTTACCTTTCACTACTGGCTTTGTATTGAATCCACTACGATATAACTCCTCTATCAAACGGGGTTCACTACTATCACACCATATAGTTTGCATCTTATCTATTTCTAATTCTCTTAATCTGTTTATGATGTCATTCGTAACCATACCTTTTTCATAAATGAGTTCCTCCAAAAAGAGCGTATCACTATTTTTGTATATTGCCACAAGAGCACAGGGGTCATTAGAATAACCAGCATCAAACCCAAAGCAGACAAAATCAGCTTCAATAGTATCGCACAACTGGAATTCAAATATTGCTTTATCGTTTGCAGAATATTCACCTTGTCCATATATCTTCCAATATTTAGGGTTTGTTAATTGTAAATCCTCAATTGCCTTAATCATTTCCTTTGGCAGATAAGGATTGTCTCTATATGTTGTTATAAACCTTTCGCAGTCTCCCATCTTTCTTAACCAATGGAAAGGACTTATTGTTGGGTTGTATGCCATTATGATTTTGCCTGATGTACGAATACTTAACTGAAAATAACTTTCTTCATCTATCTCCGAAGCCTCATCCAAAAAAAGTATATCGGATTTAACTCCACGTAATTTAGATGCATCATCAGTTGAAATAAATTGTATCGTACTATCTTGCAACCTGTATACTCTATCTGTTACATTCCAATCATCCTCTCTAAATAATTGAAGTGATTTTAATATATCTAAAAAGTCTTTTATGATTGTTCTTTTCAAACTAGGTATAGTCTTTCTTACAATCGTTATAGTCTGCGGATGTTCTATCGCTTGAACTATGCAGTATTGTAGTATAGCAAATGATTTACCAGAACGAGTACCACCAATGTGATGTGTAGTTCTTGCAATACTATTTAAGATATTATCAAACGTGACCGTTGTATCAATCGTTATTTCCAATCTCTTTTCTGTTTATGTTAATACTAATCTGCTGTATTCTATGGTCTATCTCACCTTTCATTTCAGTCCTACTTAATTTAGGTAAAGCATATTCCATTAGTTTTAAAGCCAGGTCCATTGCTTTCTCAGGGTCTCTCTTCTTTATCTCTTCTAAATCTTCCTGTATTGTATTGAGTGTATTGTTTACTGCACGTGCAATAGTTAACTTCATAGCTTCTGTACTTCTATTCAATGCACCCGTTGGTCTTCCCTTTTTATTTATCCTCGTATCTCCTTTGACAAATGCCATAGTATTTAATTGTATTTAACTATTATAATAACACCCTTCTGTGATGTTTGTAGTTAAAGGGATACATTTGTACTCCATAACAACAATAATCCAATGGCGATTAGATATGCAAGAATGAGAGTATATGTTTCATCTATGCTATCAATAAATTTTTGTATTCGACTAATTAATCCCAGCCCTTTTTTATTTTCTTTCATTGTATATTCTTTCTATGTGATATCCGTGTAATAATTGTCCATCCTTTGTGTATATCATAAACATATGGTAACCCATCATATCATCCGAAACCATTACCATGTCTATATACTTGCAATAAGACCAATCAAAGAATAATTCTAATTGTTTTGTTATGATTGGTTCTTTATTCTTCATACCATCCTCTTGTGTCAGGCAAATCCTTATTAATCATATTCATGCTTTTTACAATTAGATTATTTTGTTTTTTACTTTCTACATCTCTTCTATCTAATATCCAATGCATTATACCATTATCTTGTATCTCTTTTAATTGCTTATCATAATGTGCAACAATAACTGATTTATCTCCTGTCTTATTGTATTCTTTCCATGCATTACTTAAAGCAGTTCTTATTTTACAAAATCTATTACCTGCTTCATTTGTATAATTGTCGAAAGGGTAACGGTCTTTCTTTGGATATTTAGCTCTCTTCTTTGTTTCAATTATCTTTTGTGCTGCATTAACACACTTTGTACATTTCCATATTGGTTTCTTTGCATGGAATGTTTCACCACACCATTTACATTCTCTTGTTTCACCATTTTTTCTGTCAAACTTTCTACTCCATAATCCTGCCATAACTTATTGTTTATCTGTAAATGGATTGTCTAATGTGTTTTCTAAATACTTTCTAATTTTTTTAACTGATATAAAGGTTGTCGATTTTGATATACCTATCTTTTTACTTACTTCTTCTAGTGTGTCCGATGACATCCAATACAATTCAAAGATACGAGCCTGGGGCCACATCCTTGTTACTTTTAGTTTACTTAACTCTTGCATCACTTCTTCGTGTGCAGTTTGTAATCTTAAATCCCATTCTTCATTGTAAGGTATATCTTCTTCTTCGTCTGGCATTTCTTCTATTAAGATAGTCTTATTTAGTTTCTTTACCTTATTCATAAACCTACTATGTAAAAATTTGTTGGCATAAAAAAGATTATATGATTGACCCCACCATATCTTTGGATTGCATTTTAAATGTAGATACTCATAAAGTTCAGATACTAAATCTTCAGCTTCTTCCTGATTCTTTGTAATCTTCTTTGCTTCGTTTACTAACCATCCATTACTTTCGTTATATAGATTTGTTAATCTTTTATTGCATTCTATATGTTGTACACTACCTGAATCTATCATTTACTTATTCTTTACATAATCATGAAGAAAGTCAACTGCTCTTTTCCAATGTGCTCCACTACTTCCACACATACACGGCATTGGTTCTCTTTCACCTCTAATATGATTGAATGTATTCCAAACATAATGTGCTTTGTTTTCAGGCAATCTTGAACTAATTTGTGATAACTCACTTTTTAATTCTTCCAATTGTACTTCTGTTAATTCCATATTACTTAACTTTTTTTAATTTAGGTAAACTCATTTCTTTAACTTGTGGTTCTCTTTTAATAGGACTTTGTAGATTTAAGAATGGTTTTAATTGTTCAATGTTAGGATGGTTGCCTGGAAATCCAATTGCCATACTTGCTAATATTAATATCATATCGTTTACTGATGTCATCTTTGACCAGTCTACCATATAAACTGAATTTTCATCTACTAATTGTTCTACTTCTTTTGGTGCGTTTGCGTAACTAATACCCATAATTTTTATTTTTTGTTTTTTATATTGATTAAATCATCTACTATGTTTTCCAATTTCTCATATGGCATTGGGAAATCTTCATCCCAAAGTGTCAATTGAGGTTTTGGTGTATTCAAATCTATGTTTGTTGCCTGTAATAATAGGTGAAATAAATCCCACTTATTCCAAATTTGATAATATCTTGTACCTTCTAAATGTATCAGGTACCAATCAGGTCTAATTTCTTTTATACTTTCTATCATAATTTTATACTATTACACTCACCATCGTAAGTTTT